GTCAATGTCCGTCCTGTTCTCCTGGAGTGCGTCCTCTACGTCCGTGGCTGTTATGATGCCTCCAGCATCAGCTATGTCTACATTGGCAGCATCTACGCCAGAGAAATTAGCACCGTCAAAGGTCGGGCTGGCTCCACTGGTAACGTCCTGGTCGATGAAAGTGTGGTCTGAACCGTCAGAACCTCTATGTGTAGTATTGAGGTCGATTGCAGTTCTGTTCTCCTGTAAGGCATCCTCTACGTCCGTGGCTGTTATGATGCCTCCAGCATCAGCTATGTCTACATTGGCGGCATCTACGCCCGTGAAGTTAGCACCGTCAAAGGTGGGTGAGCTTCCAGAGGTCACATCCTGGTCAATGAAAGTGTGGTCTGAACCGTCACTGGATGCGTGGGTGGTGTTCAGGTCAATGGCTGTCCGGTTCTCCTGTAGAGCTCCCTCAACGTCTGTGGCCGTAATTATTCCGCCTGCGTCAGCGATAGGGACCTCTGCAGCCGTGACAGATGCGTCTATTTTCTGCCATATTGTGCCGTTATATATCACAATATCGTCTGCTGTATAATCCACTGAACCACTGCCTAGATCCTGAGTTCCGCCTGTGGATACTCGATAATAATCTCCGGCGTCGCCAGTACCATCTGCAAGTGTTGGGCTGTTTGTGTTGGCGTTCCATGTCCCGAGATAATTATCTGCTCCGACCCAGTCGCTGGCGGTGATCTTGTCAGCGGTCAGCTCGTCGACGGTCACATTATGCTTGGTCTTGTAATGGGAGCTTGCCATCGCCATCAGGGCCATCTTGACTACTACAAGCATGAGGACTATGATAATAAGAATGGGTGATATCATTTTAGTCACCCCCTTATGGTCTCCTCTGTTGGCCTTTTACGACGACTTTCACATCTCCCGTGGTCGGGGCTGTTGCTGCTTGAACGCTCACTCTGATGAAATCCCATTGTGCATCTGTCTGGATGGATGCGACCTGAGTGGTGACGCTGCCGATGGGTATTTCATCGGTTCCGCTCAGCTCGGTGTCTATCGAGGGGTTGCTCATTGTTGAATCGTTGAACAGCGCCCCATATAGCTTGACATCAATGGCCTTATCGAGTGTGTTCACGATTGTGACGAGTATCTGCTCCACGTTCCTCAGGGGAATGACGGGGAATTTATACTCTGTGTCCACCCTGAGCTCGTAAGCTTCATTGTTCTGGTTGTTTCTATTTATTGGCATTTTTAAGCCTCCTGATCATTTTTTAATTTCAATGCGGTCCACTCTCGGACCTCTTTCCACAGTCCGACATTTAACCCTCTGATGCGGGTCGGGTTCCTTTTGGCATCGGACACACCCCTGGGATCCGGGAACTCTTTAGCGATAGCTTTCGCCGTGAGTGCTCCTATCCCTCTGATCTCTGTCAGACCTCCGGGCCACCAGTCCGCCTCTGTGGGCTCCTCCTCCACCTTGGGCTCCGGGTCGGGTCGGTCTCTTTTTCGGCGGTGTCCGGCCTGCTCGAAGAGTTTGAGCGTCGTCTCGTCAGTGGTATCGGGGACTTGAAACTCTCCCCTGCCATTGACGTGGACGATGGTTTTCTCCACTCCGAGCTTGATGGGCCACCCGACGGCCCTCGAACCTCGCTTATGTTTGAACGTGATCATTGACCTCGCCCCCTGCTTAGATGTTGTAAGCCTGGAGGTATCGGCCAAAGTAGCCGTATGCTCGGTCTATGTATGTGCTGAACTGGAACAGAGCCACATTTTCGCTCAATCCATCTCTGGCGAGGGGGATCATGGACAGGGGGGCGAGGAGCTTCATCTTGCTGGCCCTCTTGTTGATGATGAACACATCACCATCGTCGCCGACATCGGTGGAGTTGAATGTGTGGGTTCTTATGTTCTTTCCCGGGAATACGGGAACGCCTCTGATGGATATCCCTTTTCCACCGTAGTTGATCTTATCATCGTTGATCATCCAGCGACCATAGAAAGCTGCATCTTCCTCAAGAGCATCGTACATGGTCTCGCTGCAGAGAATGATGAGGTCATTCGGGTTGACTGCATAACCTGACTGCAGCAGGGCGGCTATATAGCCCTTGATATCTCCGAGGAAATCACTGGCTACATCAGACCTATCCACGTTGGTCCCGGCGGTGGTGAAGGTCTTGGCCATTCCCTGAAAAGCATTTGTATCGTAGGGTGAGCCGTCGCTCCCGGCCTGGGAGGGGTCGCCGTATAACATACACTGCTCAAGATACTGCAGACCTGCGGCTATCCTCTCGCCGAGTGTGGTATCCCTCAGATTGAGGAAGTGCTCAGAGCCCATCTGACCGAAATCAGATATCTGGGCCTTGTCGACAAATATTTTCATATCTGCGGACCTGACTGCGAAGGTCACATCCTTGGCAGTGGATAAGGTCAACACATCGGCCTCAGCCTGGAATCCCACAGGGTCGTCCCTGGCGCTGATGTTGTCCACCCTCACGGTGTATCCCTGGTATCCTTCATGGTCTATTAGGTCCAGAAAAGGAGTCTCTGACTGCAACAGTGAGATGACCTCAGGGTCGAATATGATCGGAATAGCTGCGCTGACTCCGCTCATGGTCATGGCCTTCGTCTTCATGCTGGCTATTGCCTTGCTGATGTGCCCCTCATACTGTTTTTGCCAGTCGGGGGTATTTCTCAGGATGTCTTTGACTGTTGCCGTTCCCAGCCCGCCTTTTTGCTGCCTCATAAATCGATTGGAGACTGCCTTACCCCAGGTATTGTCAAAAAGTTCCTTTTCGGTGTAGTCCATTAGTTGCTCTCTTAGTGACATTTTTTTCACCTTCTTGTTTCAAATAATTATAATTTCTGCTCTTAATACTCGAATTTCTTGAGGGCTCCTTCTCCCTCGCTCTGTTCCGGCGTATCTTCCGGCTTCGGTCCTCGCCCCTTGGGTGTCGCCTTGGGTTTTTCCTCAGGCTCCTGATCTGCTTGCTTTTTCTTGGGAGGTGGTGGGAGTTCCTTCTTACCCTTCAGTGCTTCGGCTATCATATCCTTTACCTCTGCTCTGGTGAGTGCCTTTTCCTCCTCGTCCTCATCCTCATCAGGCTCCTCCTCATCCTCGCCCTTTTCCTCGTCGGATTCTTCCTGGTCCTCTTCTTCGTCTGGTTCTTCTTCCTCTTTGACGGCCTCTGATATCAATGATACCACGGCCTCGGGAGCGTTCTCCTGGAGCCAATTAAGTGCATCCTCCAGGGTCTCAATTTCTTTCTGTTCCTCAGTCATATTCTTCGCCTCGGTGTTATAAGTGTCAAATACATGCTTGTAAAGTGCTTTTTGATATGAGGACACTGCGTCGGGGTTGGCTGGCAGACCTACCGCAGATATTTCCACCAGGTCGCCTTCCTTATAATCATACCCGTCCTTATCGTTATCTGCCCACTTATGAGCGACGACAGCGATGGACCAGGTTACAGGAGTATTAGACCCTATCAGGTCCTGGAGCTTTTCAACCTTATCCTGGACCGCCTTGGCATCAGAAAAGACTGGCTTGGCATATAATAGGCCATCCTGGACCTCGGCCTCTGACCAATAACCCAGCTTGGAGAATACCGAATAAATTCCATTCTCATCCCAGCCATGATCTGCATAGAGAGCAACGTGGCCGGTGTTGATCTGTTCGGCCATACTTACCATAAATTGCTCGGTCATCCGGTCATTATCTCGGTCAAAATTAGAGCTGGAAACCGGGACCTTTCCGTCGTCTCGCTTGGCTTTGAGGGTCTTGATATTCAAAGTATGAAAAAGTTTAAAATTTAAATTATGCGCCTCATTATCCATATAGCAATAATAATTATAACGTGTCACTGATAAAGGTTTTCCTTATTTTTTCAATGTCCCGTTAAAGTCGTATTTCTTGAAAATACGGTATATCTTCCGACGGTTAAAACCTAACTGGCGAGCCATCTCGGCCCGTGAATCACAGCGTTTATCCATCCGTTTCAAGAAATCCCGCATCGCTGCAGGGTCGCCCTTCAATGAGTTATAGATCCGAAGAGGGTGATATATCTCCATTAACTCCCTCCAGCGTTTCTCAGTTATACAGAGCATACGGGCAATAAGCTGTTTATCTCGGTTCTGGTTATCTAACCGGAGGAGCATGTCCTCGAACGATTCGCCTCGCCTCCTCAACATCGTAAATAATCCGTCACTAATTGGTATTTCCTCTTTTTGCACTATTATCCCTCTTTTTTAAATCGCTTTTTGGCTCGGTCAATTACAGCCTGAGCCACGGCTTTCTCAACGTCTGGACCTTCCATGTAATAATGGCATTCATCAGGCATCAATGAGATGTTCTTTTTATCCTGGTCGGTCAGCTCAATCGTGATATAGTCGCCCTTTTTAGGGTCAAAAATCTTACTATCGTTTACTATCACACGCATTTTATCCCTCTTTGGTGGACCCTAATATATTAGGAATCCGGTAATATATTAAATTCGTTTTAGCCTGATGTTGTCATATCTCGCAGCCAACTCCACTGCTGAGCTAGGCATATCCTCAGCCAATACATGACGCTGGTCGCATCTGCAGTTATATGGCTGGTCGCCTCCCACCACATACGTCTCCCGAGGGTAGTCTTTCGGCTGTCCCTTGAACCCTCCCGGTACTGTAAACTTGTCATACTTCCCCACGATCACGCCGTCCATCGCCTTATGCCATGCCCTGGTCCTATTCCCTGGAGTTGAATCCCATTGTTTCCCTGCAATGAGGTTGGTAGACTCTGCGACCAGCTGAACGCTCTCACGCTTCGCCCCCATTACCTCGGTCCTTGCGATTAATCGGCTCTTGGCCTGGCTGATCTCGTCCACTCTCTCATCCAGCTCCTCGGTCAGCTCCTGGATGGTCATGTTCTCCTCTGCTGCCTGGGTCAATACTGTCCCTATCTGCTCCCTGACGGACTGCTCCACTGACATCGCCCTGACTTCGGCGGCCTCTAGCATCAGCCTGAGAGATGTTGACCTTTCGTTTATTGGAGGTGGTAAGAACTCCACACGCTCCCCGGTCGCCTCCTCTATGCGGTCCTCTATCTCCTCGGCCTGACGAATGAACTCCAGCCGATATACCTCTCTGTTGCCCTCTACTATCCGGTTATAGATGCCTTCAGCGAGTCCAATGCCCCGGAGTATCTCCGCTATGGGTATGACGGCGGTAGCTCCCTTCTTGAACGACTTGGGCCAAATATCCCTGATCTCGGCCTCCGTCCCCTTCAGCTCGTCCCGGATAAACTTCTCGATATCCTTGGCCATGTCCTGACCGATATCAAACAGCTCCTTGTCATCGTTGAACTGTTCCTCGTCCAGCCCTTCCATGTCCTCGCTCTTGGTCATCGGATAAGGAAAATGTTTTTTTTCACCCTCTGCTGGAAGTCGTTGCAATCCAAACAAACCACCGCCTCCGGTATTGGGAGGAGGGGCTTCGGGCTTATTATCCATCGTGATAAACTCGTCATAGAACCACTCGGGATGTCGGTCTATCATGGTCTGATAAAGTTTATGAGGCATATCACCCCAGGGGACTGGTTCCTCTCCCCTCTCTACCAGGACCTGGTTGAGTGTTACCAGCCCCTTGTCCAGGTCCACGTCCTGCCTGGCCCTCATCTGGTCATCAGCGTCTGGGTGGGTGATCTTGAACTTGAATACTAGTCCGCCCTTCATCCTCTGGTAAGGTTCAAGATAAGGCATTATCTGGCGGTTGATATCGTGCTCGATCTTGGAGAGTAGGGGCATGGTGGTCTTACGCCATACATCAACGCTGAACTGTTTCGTTCCCCCTGGTCGAGTTACCTCGGCGATATCACCTACCTCGTTGGCATTTAGCCCGAACATCATCCAGACCATCTTGACATACCACTGCTGGCTCTCAAGATATTGTAATTCTTTCATGGACCCACGGAAAGGCGTATAATTGACGCCATCCATACCGCCTATTATCGGTAACTTGTGGGACTTGCCTTTTACCTCGGCCCTCCAGTAATCTATGACCTTGCTGACCTCGTCCTGTCCCGCTCCCATTATCGCCAGTATTCCCTCGGGTACCTCGTCATCCCTGAATGATTTTCTATTCACCAGGAGAGCGTTGAGGGATATCTCCGCTAAGATTGCAGCATCAGATACCAGACCTCTGCTGTATGCGTCATAACTCCGGGGAGACAGGTCGGTCCACATGATATCCTTTCGATTGAACTCTACGGGCTTTAGTTGCGAAATACGGTATCGGTACGTGTTCTCTGCGACTCCATACTCAACTAGATACTGGCTGTCAGTATCACGCTGCAGAACTCCAGACATAACTCCACCGCCCCATTGATAATAAGCCGGATCCTTGCTGTCCGACGATGGGAGCTGTCCAAACTCGTCGATATTCTTCGTGAAGAGACCGGAATCCCTTACGAATAACTGGCCGATGGTGTTCTCTTTCCCATCATACCATACCTTTTCCATGCACCCGTTGCCAATGCTCAGCATATCCCCAGCATACTTGCATAACAAAGACCCGAACGCCTCACCGTTCACATTGAACCGTCCATCAAAGAAATCGGCGATCTCATTGGCTGCCTTCTTATAGGCCTCGTCATCCTTGAACTCTTCCTCTGGCCGGACCTCCCAGAGCGTCTCGGCAAGCTGAGTCTTAATGATATTCATCGGCAGGGTTATCGCTGGAGATGTCTCTAGCTGGCGTATGCGGACAATGTCCTCTTTTCTGGCGACTCCCTTGCCGAGGGTGTTAAAAAAATATCTCGGTTCCTGGGCTTTGGGGTCTCCCCCCACATTAATATTTTTCCTCGAGTATGGCGTGAATACTGGCATTTTAATCCTCCTTATGGACTCCTATCTTTTGAGCTTGGTCTGAGAAGCACATCTCACCCATCACACGGAGCTCGTCAGGGTTCAGCTTCCTGACCTCTTTAAACTCCTCGGATACAAATACGAAATTGGCCTTTAAACTGATGCGCCGGCGTTTGGCCAGCTCGGACCAGTTCTGACTATAGGCTATTGGGTCAATACCTCGTTTCAGAACAAATACATACATGTGACCCTTTGTATTTTTCATGGTGTGGATGACATTGATGGGTGAATACTGGCGGTATAATGTATATCGTGGGAGCCTGAACAGCCTACATAAAAAATCGATTATCTTCTCCCTGAACGTCATGGTCATGCTTCCTATAATGGAATGGCGAGTTTTTGTTTATCCTGAGAACTCTAACTCAGTTAAATATTGTTGGAATGGGATGACGGGCCCGGCAGGTTGTGAATCTGCATGCGGAGGTTCAACCCTCCTGTCATCTGGTGCGCCAGTGATTAATACCTACGTTTAGACCACGAGCCCATATGATTTTTACCCGAATAAACTAAATTTTGATCTCATATTATATTGTTTTGTGTATTTATTTTTTTTATTTGGATTTTCCCCTTGATTTGATAGTTGCCCTATGGCTACCCCTTCGTATGGTGTGACGTCTGCTACAGATAGCATCAGCGAATCAGCGAAATCTGGACTCCCGTCCGGAGGGTCAATAATTTTTATTTTTCCTGCTGTTGTTATTTGCCAACGCATGTCTGCTAGTTGTTGCTTTAATTTTTCATCGTTTGGTATGGATATTAAATTCTCCTCAAATAATTCTCGTAAATGCCAGTAATGTTGAGCCTTTTGATTTAAAAACCTATCTCTCGGAATGTCTTTTCCTCTTTTTTTTGCTAATTTATCTTTAATATTTTTAAATGGGGCCCTTGATACTCTTACCCCTATACTATTATATTCCAACTCCTTAAGCCTGGAATGAACGCCAGACCCTACGCCAATGCTATCCACTCTCAACGGGTCAGCCCTACTGATTAAGGGGCATACTAATTTAACTATTTGCATGGGTTCATTACAATCTAAGACTCGTTGCCATTTCGCTATTCTGCGAATTCCGTCCCAATATGACTTAGTCAATACAGTAAGGTCCGTCCCACTATCTGCAGGGTCTAATCCCCATATTATATTACCATCAATGGACCAGTCGTTATTAGATGCACGTATGATATGATCCCAAGGTATAAGTGCATCTTCCGCTGAGTCTGGAAATTCGGAATCATACAAAATCTTAAACTCTGTGGGGCTCAAATTATCTCGCTGATCGTCTATTTTTTCCTGTGATATCCTGCCTTCCATTACTCCTTGTTCCCAAGAAATATGAATATTCCTATATTTAGAGTCTTTCCATGCGGCATAGAACTGGTTTGATTTATCCCAGGGGTTTCCTATCTGCACTATTTTAGTCTCGCCAATCCCAGAATCCTCCTCCATCCGGCTAACCTTCGTCCTGAATACCTCATAAGACAAGAGGCATGACTCATCTATGATTATCAACTGCCCGCCATGACCCATTAACCTGTCCCCTGTACCATAGCCTGATAATATACGTATATGGCAACCGTTTTTCATGGTTATATGAGTTTTGCTAACTTCTGTTTTTAACCGTTCCACGCTGCTGGCCCTGGTATCCACCAATCTCCTTAATTCTGGACTTACTATAATATTCTCAGCCACATACTCCATAAGCTTGCTTGACTGAGCACGCTGTGGGCTAATCACATCAATCTCATGGCCTTCATTGATATAGGCCCATAATAGAATAGCAATCGCCACGGCCCACGTTTTCCCGTAACGAGTGTGTGCTGTGATGCAAATCCTTCTATCTGGTTTGAATACTATAACCTTAATTATTTCTTCCTCACCCGGTGTTATCTCTTGCTGAAACAATATCTTACATAGTGTATATACGTCCTGATCATTGACGGCTTGGTCAATGGCACAATGCCTGAAAAACTCCACCGCTATGGTCATTTAATCCTCCTCGATCTTGATAACTCGGCCCAGCTTATACGGGCAGCTAGGGCAGACCTCCGCACGGAACTGGTTAAAAAAATGCTCCTTGTCCTCCTCGGTCCATTCCTGCATCTGCTGGATAATGTTCACCTGGCGGTTATCAATGTAATCGCCAGCTATCACCACGTTGATCCGCTTGATGTCGGCCTCGGTCTTGATGGCTGTCACCATGTCCCTGAGTATCCGCCTCTTATCCTCCAGCTCTCCATACTGCATGGCCTCAATCCAGAGCTGTTCATATCGGTCATATATCTGTGCAATCTTATTGGTTTTATCGACTGCTTCGTTAATAATTCTGGCCTTTTTTCTTGCTACTGGCTTCCTTTTGTCGAGGTACTGTTTAAACTGTTTGACATACCGTTCATCCTTCAAATAAGCGTAAAACGTCCCCCTTGATATGTCAAGCCTCCGGGCCATTTCTGACTTGGAAAATTTACATCCTGTATCTGCCATTTCTAGTATAAGTTTCCCATATTCCCGGGCGAACTCTTCAGGGGTCAGAGCACAAAAACCAGATTGGTGTCCGTTCTTACTCATTCCTCTCGCCTGGTCCTCGGGAATACGTTATCATGCCACTCAATGCTCAGGCCATACGTGAATATTGGGCTTTGTTCGGTGAGCTCGGTGATGATGCCGTCGGTCACATCCGCCTCGATGATCTTCACATCTTCGACGGGCTTATAAGTGGCGATACCGTCGCCTGTGAACAGCGCTGGGGTTACTGTGTGCTTATTCTTTTGTTGTTGGAATCCATGATTGTAGAACATTGTCAAGAGCCTCCAGGGTGGCTTTTGGTAAGTATTCCGTTAATAAATAGGGTGACTGGCTTATTGTAGGCTGCAGGTAGGTTGGCGTTCTTGGTGTCGTTCACGTAAGAATTGAAAAGAGCGTCTATGATGTGTTGGTCGCTGTCGCCGTCGGCCATAATGGTCCTGCCTATTCGGATCTTGAACTTAATACGGATACCTCCATTAACAGATAAGAAGATGAGTTTATTTAAGCCTATCGGTAATGATAAAGAAAAATAAGAAGCGAGGGGGCGGTGATCGAGGCCGGGGAGGGGTTTGAGCGACCGCCCACCTCTGAGGTGTATCTCCTCCTAGTCAATAGGTGACTTCATGGCTGTTGCGGAAAAGCGTGCGAGGTTTGACTCACTCCCAAAAAAAGAGCGTGAACTTGGAGGTTTCCGCATCATTTGAGTGGGATAGAGTGACCTCGCTGTACTAGGTTATGTCAAGACTTCTATAAAAAGTTTTCTCTTAGCTATATTTAACCCCTTGTTAATTATAATATATTTAACTCCCCTGCCCCCCTTGTACTAAAATTACCATACTACTTTATATACTATAATATAAAACTATTAAATAAGTTATAAGGGGGTAGGGGGGGTTGAATATAATATAAGTAATTGAAGGTTAATTATATTTTACCATGATTTTAACTATAGCTAAGAGAAAACCTT